CAAAATCTTTGACAAGCGGACATTGAGTCACGGTGCGGCACCTCGGGGTGTTCCTACGATCCCTGCGCGACCGTTCGTTGTGTTCCAGGATGAGGACATCGACGCGATCGAACTCATCTTCGCGACGTGGATCGAGACAAAGGTTAGGGAGGCGAACATCTGATGGCTACGCCAGCACAGTTCCCTTCCGAGGTAGGCCAGAGGCTCCTGCTCCTACTTCAGGACAACAGGGTCACCCTACTGGGTGTGGATAGCCAAATCCTCTACGGCGATCAGAACCGTGTCGGTGTTACGCCAACCGTATGTGTCGAAAGTGGAGCAACGGGGCGTACGCTAGCTGGGGTCCCCCGAAGGACTGAGAATAGCCTTCAGGTCTTCGTTATCCTGTACTGGGCGAAGGTGCAAGACAACCAGGTAGATAAGCTCGCAGCAGAGCAGTGTGCTGAAGGCATCGTCAGGTACCTCGACACCCTTCCCACACTGGAACGTGCTGGAGATGGTGGCATTGTTATCCATGGGTTCGTGAGCGACGTCGACCCTGGGTATAGTTTCAAGAACCAAGGTAGGACCCTGATGCACGCCGTCCGCCTAACGTGGACCGGTAAGACCAAGACGATGTTGGGGGCTTGATGCTCAGAATCAAGAACAATGGTGAGGCTCGCACCGTCGACTTCCTTGCCGTGTTCAACAAGGGTGAGACAAGGGACTTCACCGACGCCGAGATCGCGATGTACGAGGCCATGAACGGTACACCGTTCGAGGGCGGTAAGTATCTGCCTGAAGGTTTCAAGGTCACGACGATCAAGGACGGCAGTGCGGTGGATCCGGAAGCTGCTGCACTCAAGCAGCAGGAAGAGGATCTCGCGAAGCTGAACGCTCTGGCGGTCACCAAAACAGGTGAAGTACCGTTGCAGTCCGTGACCGAGACTGAGACAGGGGAGGCGAACTAATGGCTTACGGAGTTGGTGCTGGCGGTATCATGGGTATCGCCCCGGAGACCACCTCGGGTACGTACCTCGCACCCCTCATCTACGTTCCGTTCAACAGTGAGTCTCTGACGTACCAGCAGGAGACGAACTTCCGACGCTCCATCCGGAACAGTCCTGACGTCACCTACGCCGTACCAGGCAACGCACACACCGAAGGCGACATCCAGCTGGACGCCACGGCTGACATCGTCGCGTACTTCATGCAGGCATCTCGCATGGACGTCGTGAAGACGGGTGTCGGTCCGTACGTCTACACTGGCACGCCGAACGCTCTCGCGACGCCGGCCAAGACGCTGTCGATCACGATCGTCCGCGACGGCATCTGCTTCGCGTACACTGGCTGTGTCGTGAGCCAGTTCGCCTTCGGCATCGACAGCGGTACGATGACGTACAACGTGAGCATCGTGGGCGCTGACGAAGGTGTTCAGTCCGTCCCGACGCCGACGTGGCCTACCTCGACGCCGTTCGGCATGGGCCAGTACTCCGTCGAGATCCCGACCGCCACACCTGTCACCGACGCTGACACCTTCGAGTTCACTGTCAACGACAACGCTGAGCCACAGTACCGCCTCAAGTCGACTGGCCGTGGTGCGAACTTCGTGAAGTTCGGCGAGCGTGAGGTCACACTGACCGTCGAGCGCGACTTCCAGACGCGTGTCGACTACGACGCCTTCAAGGCGATGACAGCTCAGACGCTCACCATCTCGGCGACGAAGACGGCTGCCGAGCTGATCTCGATCCTTGCACCGGTGTCGATCAAGGACACCTACGAGGTGGCCCTCAGCGGTCAGGGCGATCTGGTCCGAGCGAGCATCGCGTACCAGTGTCTCGTGGGACCTTCCACGGCAGCGTACACGCTCATCAGCAAGAACGCCGTAAACATCGTCTAATGATTGCACCCCGGGCCGTGTGGAGTTTGATAGCTTTCATAGCCCGGGGTGTCCGGAGCAAGACCTTCTCTGTCCGAGGCCAAAGGGGCAGGGTCGGAGATACCGTTCAAAGGGAGAACGATATGCCAGTTGCAGTTGTAACCAGCGAGCCTGTACGGAAGGATCTCAAGAGCCTTCCGGAAGGCTACGTCGTCATCCGCGAGATGACGTACGGCGAGAAGATCTACCGCTCCGGCATGACTGGTGCGATGAAGCTCCTCAAGGAAACCAAGTCCGACTACATCGGCGAGATGTCGATGGAGACTCAGAAGATTACCATCTGGGACTTCGCCAACCTCGTCGTGGAGCACAACCTTCAGGACGTCGACGGTCGGGAACTGAACTTCAAGAACGAGCAGGACGTCCGCAAGCTCTCTGCCAAGATCGGCGACGAGGTCGGAACCTACATCGACGAGATCAACAGCTTCCAGGACATCGACGAGGGAAACTGACTGGACGACTTAGGGCCGCTATCGTCCTGAGTCGTCCACTAGACCCTGATGGCATTACGGTTCTGAATCTGTATTACTTTTGCAAAGAGTTCGGACAGCTCCCGAAGCCTGGTGGAGTTCTAGATCAGCCAGCGAGGTTGATGTACGTATTCGAAGCAATCAGTGCGGCGACGTCTGAGAGGGAACTCAAGGACGAAGCGGAGCGAGAGGCGAAGCGTCGTGCCAGCAACCGTTCGTGACATCCTCCTTTTGATCCGTGCGAAGGAAGAGGCCAGCAAGGCTCTCGGATCCGTCGCAGGGAGCATGAGGCGCACGAGCGCTGCTGCCGACGCTGCTTCTGCACGCGCTCGCGCTGCTGCTCTGCGTGCCCAGGCTGTTCAGGCAAAGGCTACGGGTGCGACTGCTGCTCAGGTTCGTGCGCTACAGAATAGTGCAAAGGCGTACGACGATCAAGCACGGTCGATTGAACGTAGTCGCAAGAAGCATGAACAGCTTGGGCAAGCAGTCTCGGGTGCAGGTAGAGCTGCGCAAGTCGCCGGTCTAGCTTTCATAGTTGGTGGAGCGGCGACTCTCTACGGACTGAAGCAGGCTGTCGACGTAGCGGCTGAGTGGGACAAACAGACCCGTCTGACCTTCACACAGGTCGACAAGAAGTACAAGCCTAGCCTCCAGGCACTAGGAGACATTGGTCTACGTGTCTCCAAGAACATCGCCACACCGTTCGAAGGCATTCAGGGTGCACTGTACGACGTCTTCTCCTCGACTGAAGCGAATATGCCTCAGGCTGAGAAGCTCGTTACATCGTTTGCGAAGGCGGCAGTAGCAGGTCAAACCGATGTCGTGACAGCGTCACGTGCCACGATCGGTATCATGAACTCCTTCCGCATGCCCTTCAGTGACGTCAATAAGGTCCTCGACGTTCAATTCAAGCTGGTCCGAGAGGGTGTCGGCACCTACGAGGAGTGGGCGCAGCGGATTGGTCTCGTTACTCCTTCGGCTGTCCGAGCTGGGCAGTCGATCGATACGATGGCGGCAGCTCTGTCGACCATGACTCGACTGGGTACCTCTAGTGCTAGGTCGGCTACGTCGGTCGCACGAGCCTTCGACGCCATGTCGAACCCGAAGACCGAGAAGAAGCTCCAGAAGTTGGGCATTGCTACTCGTGATGCTAAGGGTAACTTCAGGCCACTCGTTGATGTCCTGACGGACTGGCGTAAGGAACTGGAGAAGATCCCGAAGAAGGATCGAGTCGCACAGCTCCTCGATGTCCTCAAGGGTGCCGGCGGAACCATTGAGGCACGACGGTTCCTGCAGAGCATGCTGATGACCAAGGGTGGTCTCGAACTCTTCCAGCAGCAGATCAAGACCTTCGCTACGGATAAGGGTTCCTTCGAGGCTGCCTACAACGAGATGGCTGGCTCCGTCTCATCGAAGACGCAGATCCTGCACAACAACTGGATGCAGCTGAAGCTTGCCATCGGCCAAGCGCTCCTGCCAACCTTCACGCAGTTGGTCACGGGTGTACAGAAGCTCGTCGAGTGGTTCAACAAGCTGCCTGCGGGCACCAAGAATACCATTGCACAGTTCCTACTTTGGGGTTCAGTCCTAGGCATTGCTGGTGGTGCGATCCTCATTGTGCTGGGTGCGATCGTAGGCCTCGTCGCAGCAGTAGCTACAGCCGGCGCAGCGATCTTCCCATTGATCGGTATCGTTGCAGCTGTTGGTGCGATCTTTATAGCCATCACAGCAGGCATCATAGCCTTCGGTGTCGCCATCTACTTGGCGTACAAGAATAGCCAGCAGTTCCGTGACCTATTGACAACGGTCTGGAACACGATCCAAGCTGGCTGGGCGATCGTGGTAGGCTTCGCCCAAGGCGTGTACCAGGCGTTCATGGCGAACATCATGCCTGCCCTCAAGCAGTTCGCTACTGTCATTGAGACACAGGTGCTACCTGCGATCCAGGGCTTCATTGCTTGGGCACGAACCAACCTACTTCCCATCGCAGCAGCGATTGCCGGATTCTTCCAGAACCAGTTGAGCTCGGCCTTCAAGACCGTTGGCGATGTAATTACGACTTCGGTCATCCCTGCTACTAAGGACCTGGTCACCTGGTGGAATAAGAACAAGGCATCTATCCTACCAGTCATCAAGTTCCTCGGACTGTCAGTTGTTGCTGGTGCTGCCCTGGCGGCATTCATTACCGGTGGCATGATTAAGGCAATTGCAATTGGCGTCCAGTCGATGATCCTCTTCGGACGTATGGCCTACCAGGTAGTGGTGTGGCCCTTCAAGGCCATGTACGCTGCAGCGCAAGCGATCGTGTCAGCATTCA